CTGGATCTTCTGTTACATATACATCAGGTGGTAACGCTTCTCCTGTTTCTGGATCAACCGGATTTGCCCGTCCTTCAATACTTCTCATCGCTTCAGGTTTAATATAATCAGCTGGATCTCTTAAGAATGGAGCTCTCGGTCTATATCCACTTCTAAAACGTATATCACGTGTATGTTCTGCAGATCGATCATTCATTGTACGTTCTAAAAATTCTGCATAAGGTGTTGAATCTAATTCTTCATAATTATCTTCATCAGTTGGTTCTAAATTAGGAGAATCCATTCCATCTAGTGCTAAATCAAAAGTTTTTGATTGATCTGGTGTTGCCTCTGTAATAGCAGAATACCCTAATCCTCTTTCGACTAACATAACTTCTAATGATTTGTAATTTGGTATTGGACGTGCTACTCCATTTTCTATATAAAATATACAAAAAACTTTGCCAATATCATTATCATCTCCACCTAAATTTTGAGGACCAAATCTTATATATAAGTCATGGACATCTGAAAGCGCAAATTCGTTAGCAGCTAGAAATAATCCACTAACATTAGGTCGTACAATTGGTATTTCTTCCTCTTCTTCCGGGTCTTCAAAATATTCCCATTCTTCATCTATTAATTCATCTAATTCATCTTCGTTGATTGTCGGATATGTTTTTTGTAAATTATAATCTAAATATGTATCTGCATTAACATGCATTTCAGCAACATCGCGTGTATTACGTTTTGCAATCTCTAATTTATTTATTTTTTCTTTTGGATCTGGATTTGTCTCGATAGCAATTTGTTCAGATGGTGATGGCGAAAGATTTCCAAAAGAATAAAACAAATCATTAGGAAACTCTTGCTTCATAATATCTAATAAGATTTTTTTAGAATCTAATTGTGTCGACTCTTCAGTTGTTGAATTTTCTGTATATCTATTTTTTCCTCTTATTGGCATCTTACTTCACTACTTTAAAATAAAAATCATCAAATATTTGAATATCATCTGATCCACGATTTATTTTTAACATTATTTTATAATATCTTTCAGGCATAAATGAATCCATTCTTAAATTAAAAAAACTTCCATTTATATCACAGTCAATCTGTGTTCCATTATTATCAAATGGTATTATTGTCTCATCTGTTACAGAATCTAAAATACTATAGAAACTTGATGTTGGTAATCTTTCTCCTGTCAAATAAAATGATGACGTCTGAAATGCTTTGTTAGGAAATTCTGGACGAACTCCTACTCTAAATTTAGAATTTTCTGATACTCGATATTCTGATTTAATATTTTTAATATATGGAACATATGTATCAGATGAAATTTCTGCTGAACTCGTATCTGGAAATGTTGTATCTTTAAATACTACTTCTAATTTAGGAACAAATATTGTATGAGATTCTCTTCCAAAAAACTTTAATGAACCTAATACCTCACTTGAAATTTCATCTGCATATGGACGTTTAATTATAAATCCATTATTTGTTATAGAACCGGTTATCCATTGCTGTACTATATCTGTAACATTTATTCTAATATCAGGAGATTCATTTTCAAATGATTGAGATGATTCAAATAACGATCCAGTTATCCATGCGCCTCCTCCTTGTGTATTTGTTGTGCCTGCAGATGTTTTATGACTATGTGCAGATCCGGTATCCCATCCTGTAGCTAAGTCATCTGAATCTCTATAATACCAAGATGCTCCATATCTCTGTATAGGATCATCTGAATAATATCCATTACCATTTACCCATGATTGCGAAACAGGAAATGCTTCTACTGAATATGAATGTAATAGATCAGATGCATCTGCAGCCTTTAAATTTAAATAAACAGATGCAGATAACTCATGATCAGTTGCTATTCCTGGTATTTCTCCGGATATAATTGATGATGATAATGTTTGTATTTGAGATCCAAAGTCGATTATAAATCTAGTATTATATGTATTAGCTTGAATTGCACCATTCAATTTAGAGCCAGATGCAATTTTAGTTAATTCTAGTATTTGATCAATACCAGTATTTTGTTCTGGAAATTTCTCATATAATGTTGTATCGCGTTCTGCGTAAAATATTCTATTCATTTTATTTCTACGGTTTTATTGCTCTTCCATTTATATCTCTATTAGGATATCTTATTTCAAATATACATGGATCTAATGATGGATATAAAATGTTATTTTTTATTGCTGATGGCACATCATATACATTTTCTGAATATCCAGATGATACATCATTTTTATTAAAAAATTCAAAAGTTGGAATACTCTGAACTCCCTCAAGTCTATCTAACGATGTGATTATCGCTGACATATCTAATGGTCCATTTATTTGCATTCTATCGTTATGTAACAATTTTTGTAACTGTTCAATACATCTTAATACTACTTCATTGCTGTTGAAATTTGGTTTAGGGATTACTTCGAATTGTACTCCTAAATTAACAATGAATGCAGATTTTATATTTATTGCATCTGTTAACATTCTATATTGAGATAAATATGTCCTTATATTTTCTTTAAGTGCTTGATTAGGTTCTGTAAAATTTTCGTTTACATCATACGCTAATACATATAAATTTAAAGCTAATGGATTAGAAATAGTTTCAGCAGGATATGTTTTATCATTTGTATTTATTTGAGAATCTCCTACTACATATGCTTTTACTACACTACCAAATCTACTTGGCATAGCATATACTCTGGCAATATAATCTTCTCTTGTTATAATTCTATTTTGTGCTGCAAAATGTGCCATTGCATTTTGACGTATACTATCTAAATCTTGTTGCGACTTACCACCGGTAGCTGCTTCCGGATTAGTAATGGCTACTGTATTTTTTGTTTCGTCTAAATCTACTGCTGCAATCTCATTTAAATATTCAACTGAATCTACTATTGTGATCGTATTTACACCAACATTTTCAGCTACTGCACCACCATATGAATATTGTACAGTTAATACTGTATTTGCCGGTGCCAATCCATATGTACTAGTATATAAAAAATTTGAAGGATCAATATTTGAGGTAGTTGTACGTTTTAAATATTCTAATCCCATTCCTACATTTTTTGGATTAGGAATAATTTCTTCATCTGCATCTGAACTAACTCCAGATCCAAATAATATTTCTAATTTATTATCTTCTCTAACTCGAGTTACAAATCGTCTAGCAGTTCTTTTTAATCTTAAAATATAAGGTACGGATGATCGATATTGAGATAGTTCTGGATCATTGAAAGGTATATTTGCAATATCCTCCATAACAGTGTCTTGAGCTAAATAATCTACTTCTGTCCATTCTCTTCCTTGTTCATCTGTAATTTTAAGTATTTCAATAACATTATTTTCTGGTAATACTATTTTATCATAAACCTTAGGCTCATTAAACTCAAATGTCGTTTGATTTACTTTTCCGGATACAACATCAACTTGTTTTTTTAATAAGTATCGAGCAACATTTCCGCCACTATCTAATTCATATACTGTTATTTCTGGTTCTTGATTAAAATCGATAGGTTCAACTGAATGAAAAGAAGTCCCATTTTCTGCACTAACAAGCATATCGCCACCAATTGTCAATGCATAATTCAGATCTGGTTCAATTTCATCTCCAGCCCCTTTGGATGGAACTAATTGAAATACATCTATTTTTGTTGTTGATGGTGTATTTCTTTTTGGCTTATATCCAAATAATTGAGATAATGCTAATATATTTGCACTTTCATGTGCAGAATTTAGTAAAGATTCTCGATACGATTGATCTGTATAATATGATAAAACATCTCCTACATATGCAGACATTTCCATGAACATCATACCAGGCGACGATTCATTAAAATCATTATATGTATTTGGATAATAATTTTTTGCAAAACTAATTAAGTTTTGTCTGAATTGTGCAAAGTCTTTATTTAAATATTTTACATCTTTTTTAATTAGTTCTGCCATATAATGTCTCTGTTAATATCCTCCTCCACCAACAATTGCACCTCCTCCTCCACCAGCACCAAATGCTGTTGCAGCACCAATTGAACCAACTTGTGTAAGTTCATTATTATCAGTACCGGTAGAAGTTAATGGATCAGATACTATTAATGAATTTTCATTTAGCAAGATATTAATTACTATGTTTGCGCCTATTGATGTTATTAAAAATGAAAGTTGTATTTGTAAAGTATAACGATCTTGATCGGTAGTTATAACAACATCACTGACTTCAATATACGGTAGCCAAAATTCTATATCTTCTGTTAATGTATCTTTTAATTCTTGTCGAATATTATCTGTATTATTATCAAAAAGTACTTGTCTTATCCTTGTGCCAAAATCTGGCTGCATAAATCTTTCACCCTTTGCTGTTAGCAATAAATTTTTTAAATTACTAATAGATTGTTCTTCTGTTGTATATGATTGAGCAAATACACCTCCTCCTCCAATTGATCCGGAAGCATAATTATCTACGTCGCCATAAGCTGCAGAGTTTAGTACATCATGATGTCTATTAGCTGATTTGTTCATAGGAAGTAATATTCCTAATGCAACATCTGGCTTTTCTAATCTTTGTTGATATTGATATACTGCCCTTGCCATTTATTATACTTTATTTTTCTTTTTATCTATTGCTTTCATTAATGCAGAATAATCTTTTGTCATTGCATTAACTGTTGAAGCAACTTTTTTATTTTGCATATTAACCGGTTTACCAGTTGTATCCGTTGTTGCTAATGACTGTGGTTGTTGTGAAAGACCAAATGAATCTGCCATATCTGATTTAAAATTACTCATACTAGGATAATCTTGTCCAACTAATGGACCATCACGTGTTATTCCAGATGTTTCATTTAATATATCATTTAGCATTGAATTTTTACTAAACTTCTTTTTCTTTCTTTTTGGAACACCTTCTGTTAGACCATGTAGATCTAATCCATGGGATATAACTTTGTTGTGATCGGTTTTTTGTTCAGTTAATATTTCTGTAACTGCTGCACGTACTTCTTCTCGTATAACTTTTCGTAATATTTTAACGAATGATTTAGAACTCATATAGTATTCTCCTTATTTAATAATAAATATGTATATCGGTGAAATTATAGGATATTTAATCAGCTGTTAATACAGATCAATAAGTTGTATTTTTTGTTGATGATCCTAATCATGTAACTTGGCCAGTTCCTGGTGCTGATGTTGCGCCTACTTGTGCTACCGCGGAACCAGCTGTTGCTACAGCTTGACCGGGGTTTGTAATAACTAAACCTGATCTTATATATTTGTCAATCGCAGTAGCTAACTTTAAAGAAAGTTGTTGTACTGCTTCAGCTTGATTTCCGGTATTACTTTTTTGTTGATCTAGAGCCGATTTTATATCAGCTTGTAATCCTGGTAAATTTAATGG